TCCTGAACGCTACCAACAGTCTGTGACAGCGTAAATGTGGTGTCAGAGCCATCTCCGTTAAACCTTTGCACAGATGGTATTGTGTTAAAGGTTGTGGCTGCACTATTTCCAATATAAGGCATAGTTACTCCTATGTACTAATTGCGTCAACAGCAGATACCCAAACGTCTGCACTACTTGCTGCACTGCTTTTTACTTTAAGTGCATCACCAGATTGCATAACAATTTTTGCACCACCATCTAATATTTGTAGTGATGAACCTGCAGGTATGGGTGCATCTTTTACAAGATGTATGTCATTAGACCCATCATTTATATATACCTCTACAGTAATTTGACTTGTAGTAATATTTGCAACATTTATACCTACTATAGCGTCATCTGAGTTAGCTGTGCGTAGTGTCGATGCACTTGTTCCTACACCGTTTGCTGTATTTCTTTCAAAATCTTGTGCCATTTATTTCTCTCCAGTTATAAAGCAATTGCCATCGCTGTTGCGAATCCTTTAGTTGCAAATCCTGCACTTGACAAGTAAGTTTGTAAATCTGTCAAAGCTACCTGCTTCATAGTTCCTGCATCATTAGTTACGAGTCTGTCAGCATCAACAAGAGTTGTTGATGAAGCTGATGTATCACCGTCCATGATATTTAATTCAGCAGCAGTGGCAGATATAGAACTTCCTGCTATCTGTAGTGTGGTAGCATTTACTTCACCTGAGCCACCGTATATTACAGCCTTACTGTTGACTATTGTACCAGAAGATGAGCCATCTGTCAAGTTTAATTCTGCACCTGTTGCAGTTACTGCTGTTCCACCATAGTTTAGGTTTCCTGCAGCTATGTTTACTTCACCTGTACCCTTGGGTGAAATATCAATATCTATGTTTGAGTCATCTCCAGATGCTCCTACTACAACTGAACCACCTGAAGCAGCGTTTGTTACTTCAAGTTGATTGACTGCAGAGGATGCTGTCTGTAGCATAATAAGTTCATTGCCGTTAGCGTCAGCAATAAATCCACCATCTGCAAACTTAGGAGCAGTAAGAGTTTTGTTTGTTAGTGTCTTAGTTGTACCTGCAAGATAGGTGTCGAATGTGTCAACGCTTGTCTGACGCATTGTCCCACCATCATTTGTAAGTATTCCGTCACCACCTGCAACAGCCGTAGTGCCAACTGTGCTACCACCGTCTAGTAAATTAAATTCTGCAGCAGTTGCTGTTAGGTCAGTTCCTGCAATCTGTAGACTTGTAGCATTAACTTTACCACCTGAACTATAGATAACTCCTTTGCTGTTTACGATTGTACCTGCACTTGCACCGTCTAATACGTTAAGTTCTGCACCTGTGGCTGTCAGTCCTGACACGTTATTAGCTGTACCATTGACTGCTTGAATACGAGCTTCTACAGACTGCTGTGTTGGTATAAGTGTAGCACTGTTAGATGACATATCGTCTTCATCTACAAAGCCTGTAATCGTTATGCTACCATCTGACAAGCTACCATAAGTAATTGTACCTGTGGTTGTAATAGCAGAAGAACCGTTGTTAATAGAACCAAACCCACTTGTAATGCTACCTGAGTCTAAAGCTCCAACTGTAGTAGCAGCAGTGGTTACTAGGTTGGGCATAGCTGTAATCTCATCATCAAAATATGCTGACAAGTCTGTAACAGCTACTTGTTTCATTGTGCCGTTATCATTAAGCACAACTCTGTCTGCATCGGCAACTGTAACAGATGAAGCAGAAGTGTCTCCATCTAATATATTTATTTCAGTAGCTGTTGCCGTAACACCATCAAGTATGTTCAACTCTGCAGCAGTAGATGTTACCCCATCTAGTATATTAAGTTCTGCTGTTGTCGCTGTAACACCGTCTAACAAGTTTAACTCGGCAGGAGTAGATGTAATCGCTGTGTCACTGTCTGCAGCCAATACTGGTAGTGTACCTGACTGATTTGGTAGCTTAATAGTTCTGTCGGCTGTTGGGTCTGTAATAGTTAAAGTGGTTTCGTTAGCATCGGCTGTAGCACCTTCAAAGACTATGGCATTCTGTGCATTCATTGTAACAGTGTCTACGACTGTTTGTGTGCCACTAACTGTTAAATCACCTGCTATTGTAACAGAGCCATTAGATAAAGTTATAAGGTCAGTATCATCTGTGTGACCAATCGTTGTGCCATTTATAACAACATCGTCTATATCAAGTGAGCCACCTGTGATAAGACCTGTTGTTGTTATAGTAGATGAGCCTGTGTCTATATTACCAAAGCCTGATGATATAGCACCACTGTCTAATGTACCAACAGTTGTAGCTGCAGTAGTCACAAGATTAGGCATTGCAGTTATTTCATCATCAAAGTAAGCAGCAAGGTCAGTAACAGCAACCTGTACCATAGTGCCATTGTCATTTAGTATAACTCTGTCTGCGTCTGCGACAGTAGTAGATGTGGCTGATGTATTTCCGTCTATTATGTTAATCTCAGATGCAGTAGCTGTAACACCATCCATAATGTTTAGTTCTGCAGTAGTAGCCGTGACACCATCCATGATGTTCAACTCTGCAGTTGTTGCAGTCACACCATCTAAAATATTTAATTCTGCTGCAGTAGATGTAACCCCATCCATTATATTTAACTCAGCCGTAGTTGCTGTAACTCCGTCCATAATATTAAGTTCAGCAGTTGTGGCTGTTACACCATCAAGTATATTTAATTCAGTCGCAGTTGCTGTTACGTTAGTGCCACCTATATCAAGTGTAGTCATAGAGACTTCACCTGCTGCAGTAACATTAGCACCACTAAATGTTAGTGCTGTTGTACTACCTGATTTTATTATTAAGTTGCCTGAACTATTAGTGAGTGCAGCATATTGAGTTCCTGCATCTTTTAAAAGTACATCTGCTCCATCTGCATCTAGTATTATATCCCCTGCCACATCAACTGTAAGGTCTCCTGAGGACAGGTCAATCTCTGTGCCATCAATAGTTATATTATCAACTACTACCCCTGCATTAGCCGTTACAACGCCTGTAACACCCAATGTTCCTGCTACTGTAGCATTCTCGTCTACATCAAGTGTATCTATATGTGCTGTGCCATCAATGTGTAGGTCTTTAAACTCTGTTCCTGATGCACCTAAATCTATATCATTGTCTGTTACTGGAAGTATTGCACCGTCTTGGATTCTTACTTGTTCTGTAGCTGCACTACTAACCTCTGAAAAGAATCCTATACGATTATTGCTTGTGTCCACTACGACTTTGTTTAGTGCGTCTGTATCAGCAATTAGTCCTACATACGCACCTTCTGTTGATGAACCATCGTGATTGTGACCACCACTAAAAGCAAAGGCTGTAACAATAGCGTTTAATTCAGCATTAATCGGTGCAGACTTAACAACCTGACCTGACTGAATATCGGCTGTATTTGTTCTTGAGTAACCTGCCATTACCTTACATCTCCTAGTCCGTGTGTTATTGTAAATCCTTGAATACTGTGCGACTCGTTTGTATCATCTGTCACAAAAGTCAAGGCTATTGCTTTACCTGAGCCTGAGAATGTAACTGATTCAACTGGTGATGGGTTTCCATCAAATATATCTGTTGTGTCAAATACAGCTACGTTTGTACCTCTATCAAAGAATGCTCCGGGACTTGTTGTTGATAGAGTTAAGTTGTCTGGTGTTGCTATGTCTGTATTATCGTAGTCGTAGGTTACAGACAAAGCTACTGAAAAGTTTCCCTCTGTACTCATGTATGTTGATGTGCTGTAGAATGTTTTTCTTTGTTCAGGGTTGCCCATGTAAACAAACGGAGTTTTAAATATACTCAGTATGTTACTTGTATCAAAAGCGTTGCCTGACTCCTGTTGAAAAACTTTACCACTTGACGCACCGTGTAATACAAACTCTTCTTGCTCTATGTACCCACTGTCTGCACATGTACACTCTATTCCAAACGTCTGTGCAAACTCAAATCCTATATTACCTCTATATTCTCTTAACGCTCCAAGTATTCCCTGTGAAGAAGAAGTAGAAAAGATATATCTAAACTGTGACTTACTCCTAATTATTACAGATGATAGTGCGTCTAAATCTTCTGATGCTATTACGTTTCGTATAGTAGACTGTATGTTTTTAGAAAGAGTTTCAAGATTAACGTCACCAATTTTGTTTGTACCACCGATAGGTCTTATACCGTCAGGTGCGAGGAATAACAAATCTCCCCCTAGTTCTATCACACTATCAGTAGAAAGGCAACCTAAATTTGA